CTGTCTGGGCTCTCTCTTCTGTCTGGGTTCTCTCATTTGTCTGGGCTCTCTCTGCTGCCTGGGCTCTCTCTGCTGTTCAGAGGTACCTTGACCAGTTCTCTGACCGTATCTCAGGTGTCCATTCTCCATTCCCTTGAAACCGTGACGGTGTCTATCTGCTCTACTAAACCCTCGTCTTTGCGGCTGTTGTTTCTTTCCTACAAAAGTCCATCCTTCATCTGCCTCACATTTTGTGGCGTCTTGGTTTTGTCCCAAATATCCCAACCAGCTGGGTCTAACTCTTGGCGGCTGACGTCTAACGCCGTTAAACTCTTGGACAAGAGGATTTTGGTCATTTACGCCCAAACCTCCCGAAACCATCACCAGAGTCCCTTTGCTCATTTTACGCATCTTAATGCGTTCCTGTTTCTCAGTGCTGCCCAACACTGGAAAAGATTTCATGGATGGTCCACGTTTCTTAACCGGGACATTCTCAGCCTCTGGTGCAGTCAACCATCCCAATTTTCCAGTCATGGCGCTGCTCAGGTCCGTAGCCTCTTTACAGGCTTTTGGATCGACAAGCTCAGCCTCTTCCAGGGTCATTATAGGCACACAAACTTTCACTGAAGTTTGCACCACAGGCTCGGGCTGATCCTCTCCCTCCTCATCATCCGAGTCATCACAAGGATCAAAGACATATTGTTCCATATAGTCTTGATCGCTGTCGTCAGACATGCTGTATTCGTCCCAGTCGCGGCATGGAGACGCAATGGGCTCCATGTCGAAATCGTTATACTCGTAGTCGCTCATGGTTTTTAATTATAAGTGGTTGCTTGATATGTCAGAGTAACAGGTGGTCCAAGTTTTGTATCAACTCCGTAGAGATGCTTTGCTTTATGTAGGGTTATGTGAGGCTTTTTCAAACGAGCGTTGACCATATTGTGCATATCTACTGTGAGTTTAAACACGTCGTAGCCCGTACGCATACGAGTAAAGTCGACCTGGGATACCATAGCCTTATAGTGTAATTTACAAGAGTGGCACGGTACGCAAACCCACAAGTTTCTCAGCCACTCTTCCCAACCCCTCTTTTCAGCAGGAGACAACTCTTGTCCTCTTATGGCTTGCTCCGCCGCGCCGTTGTGAATCGTGAACCACATGGCGGGCCCGAATCCAGAAGGACCGAAAGGGCCGTTATCCAAAGTAGAAGCAAAAGTTGTAGAGATTGTACTCCTTACAGTGCAGTTACAGCTTTGCATTTTTATGGTTGCGGTAGTTTAAAGAAAAGAGTCATGTACCTGAACGCGTTGACTAGAATGCGAGGAGGCGGCGGAGGCAGACGCGGGCGCAAAGATCGCCCGCCTCAAAAGAAAGCGGCCGCTGCGGCCGCAGCTCCCGCAGCGGATGCAAAACCAAAGCGGGCTAGGAAACCCAAACCTGCCCCTAAACTGAAACCCAAGCAGGTTATCGTAGACCAGTACGCCGACGAGGCAAAAAGGCTGTTGAACGAGATGGGCGTCAGAGAGCTCACCCCCATTAAACCGGCCAAACCGTACAATCCCGCCATCAGGAATGTTCCAAGGGAACGCAGAAAATGGTGGCGGGGCCCAGAGACTGTCACCGTAATGCGACAGCTCAAGCCGTTCAAAGTCGTGCCAGTAATCACACCAGAGATTATGCTGGAAGCAAGCGGTCCCGACGTCTTGAAGGCCTTGCTCCGCGCGGCGCCAGAAAGGCCCTACAGCAACGTGTCTGACGCCGCCCTGTGCAACAACCTTTTATTGGTGATGCCTTACGGCATGACCACCAGGTTTCTCAGGGAATCGTCTGCAGTGGCTCAACATCCCTATAGGTTTTTACGCGAAACCTTTTACTCGGACAATAAGGCAGAGATGGAACACGCTAGAATGTTTATAAACTCTAGGATCCCCGGTCCACCCGCAGATAGGGTTCCGGTGGAGTCTGCTCACAGGATCCCCAAAGAGACTGCGGGCCAACAGCTTCCCTACCCCACAGCTCACCCCAGGCTGATGCTCCCCGACGCGCTCATAGTCAGCATCATGAGATCGGCACCTTGGTTGTTTATCGACGGGGTGGCCGGAGTGATGCTTCCTCCGGACGCAGAGGGAGCGCTTCCAGACGGCAGGGCCAGCAAGAAATGGTACATAGACAACTGGGTAACCATCAGGCAGTTTGACGCTCCCAAAGTGACGTACAGGATGCAAACGGGCCAGGTCTTTGTCGAGACCAAGGCGCAGTATTCGGCCTACGTAGCCTTTCTGCAACGGTACGGCAAAACCAAAACGGTTTCTGTCAGAGAAGTCCCACCTCCTGACCCAGAGACTGCAGCGAATCTCATTTCCATGTTTATGGACGTGAGGCCCGAGTACGCGTCCGAGTTGGCCAGCGTCCTGCCGACCGGACTACCACCCGCAGCCTACGAGTCTCAGCTGGTCAACATGATTGCCAGGAGCGTGCCGTACCTGAGCGGCAAACCCACACTCCACATCATGCGCGTCAAAGCCGGCATGTACAAGCCGGCCGCGCTCTACAGGATTCCCATCAGCGTGACCCTGGCCGAAATTTATTCCGACCCAGAGTTTGAGAGCATGTTTGACGTCAGGGTCAGGGCCATCACATCCGGCCGCAAGGCAGAGCTCTCTGCCATTTACAGGAAAATGGCCGCCAAGGATTTCACCAGCAAAGCAGAGCCCAGACCCGCGCTGGACGCCAGGATAGACGCTCCAAAGGGACTCTTGATCAAAGACATTGCTTTAAACGCAATGATTGTCCGCACCATGACTGGTAGAAAAGTCAGGTTCGCCGACCCTTACAAAAACATGCCCGCCGACGTGGCAGACTTGCTGAAAACACTGAGACCCTCTCCGTTTGCAGAAAGTGAACAGCAGACTAGCGACGTGCCGGCCTCTGACCCCTTTCAGCTAGACGTCTGGGATACCCAAGACGTTCCGTACGGAGACCGTTCTCTGGCCAGGGTGTGGGGAAGGGGCAGAGGAGATGCCCTGCTAAACAAGCTGGCAGAGTACCTAGACGCCAGAGAGCAGGCGGTGCCGTAAATATTTAACGCGCGGCAAGAGTTTTCCACACTACTTTGAAAGGCGTGTGGAAACGCAGACGCTGATTAAACGTTGTATTACAATGTTGTGGGAAGCGAGCACAGATAAACCCATCAAGTTAAAGGCCTTGTTGGAGATTTTGCTACAAAACCTAGACAGCGCCAGGTTAGTGGTTACTCAGCAGGGTATCACCGTAGCAGACTGTCAAAACAGCATGACTGTGACTGCAACTATAGCGGCCTCGGCATTTTGTTCGTGGGCTTACAATTCAGACAGGCCAGTCATCTACGCCGGAGTCCCTCACGCGGCGTTACAAGATTTAAAGACGTTTAAATCCAAATCCAAGGTGACGCTTTGCCTGATGGGAGATCCCGATTGCTCAATCTTGACCATGAAGATTGTCGTCGTCAACGGAGACATGTCCACCAGCATCAACATGGTGGTCAACCATTGTCAGCAAGAGGCTGCAGTTGACCATCCCACACCCCTTTCATCGTTTAGCCTCAAACAAACAGAGTTTACCATCCTGTGCAAGACGTTTAAACAGGGCCCAGTCACTCTGGGTTCTTTTGGCGGGAGGTTAGTCGCTTCTGGAGGGATAGACGGCATCAAGGTTAAGGAGGTGGCGTTTGGCGCCCCAGACAACAGCGTTCCTACTGTCAAGGTGTTACTCCAGGCTGAAAAATTAACCAGACTCTCCAAAATGGGCCAGTTTTCAGACGGGCTTTTAATCGTACACGTTTCAGAGGGTTCGGTCACAGTCAGGGCCTCGGGCATGCTCGGCGTCATGACCATGAGCATACTGAGCTAAAAAATGTTTCTCGCGTAAAGAGGTTGGTGTTGTAGTTTAAACGTACACATAATGTCTGGCAAAGGTAAACTGATTGGAATCAGTGGCAACATTGGTGCGGGTAAATCGACCCTTTTGACCAGCTTGGGGAAAGCTGGCCACAGGGTGGTGCTGGAAGATTTTTCCAAGTGGGGCCAGTTGTTTGAGCTGGCGCTAGAGGATCCAGGCAGATGGAAATTCTCTAGTCAGCTTAAAATTTTACTCACACAGACTAGGCTGCAGCAAGAATCGAGGGCCGCCGGCGGTCCTGTGATTTTGGAACGGACTTCTGACTGCGTGATGGGATTTTGCGATGCCGCTTACTCTATGGGGTTGATGCACGCCGAAGAGTACCAGATGCTCTTGGACGTTTACCAGATTGTCAACGTGCCGGTAGATGCCAGGATCTACCTCTACACGCCTCCCTCGGTGTGCATGGAAAGGATTAAAACTAGAGGCAGGCTCTTTGAGCAAGATATTCCCCTAAGTTATTTGGAAACCCTGCACGGCCGGTTTTTGTCCAAGGCTGACGCTGTGGTCGACGGATCGGGAGATAGGGGTCAAGTGCTGGACGCAGTTTCGGCGCTGCTGGTTACGATATAAGTTGTCTATGATTGGGAAAAACCATTTGGCCAGCTGTCCAAATGGTTTTAACTGTAATCTCTCGCTAACTCACAACATGGACATGTTCCACCCGTACCCCACCATAGACTCTCTGCGGTTAGAGAGCTGAGACTTTGCAAACTGTCGGTGAGACAGGTGGGAAGGCCCGAGCCCAGTCAATAACCCCCCGGGCCAACCCTGAAATTCTTGGTGTGAAGCCGGGTAAGGGTAAACGGGAACGGCTCCGGCCGGAACGTCCAGGTAATGTGACACCCTGACTGGAGCGTGTCCTCCCAGCCTAAATGGCGGTTTTTCTCGTTTCTTTTCCTGTTGTTGATATGTAATCAGAGCTGCCACCACTATGGTGCCCGCCAACGCCAGTAAACCTTCTCCTTTAAAGGCTAAAATAATCAGTACTGGGGTCAGTGAAATTGCCGTCCAGAACCACTGTGGAGTATCTGTGTCCATTTTCCTTTAAAAGAGAATAAAATGGACACTTCTCCTTACGATTTTTTACGGCTCTATCCGTGGATAGAGACCGACGCCCGGGACGGCGGCACCTTGTTTGAGGCTTTCCCCGGCAAGACTCTGGAAGAGGCTTTGGCGGCCGACAGGGAAATGAGGCTCGCGGTCTCTGAGGACCCTAAATTTGGCCACCAAAAACTGGTCGAGCTCTACCTGTCTGAGCACACGCCTTACCGAGAGCTGTTGCTGTTTCACGCGCCCGGAACGGGCAAGACGTGCACCGCCATCAGGGTGGCAGAGAGGGCCATGGAAACCGGTTTGGCCAGGGGCTGCTTGATCCTGGCCAGGGGAAGCGCCCTCTTAAAAAACTTTTTACACGAGCTCGTTTTCAGCTGCGAGACGGGAGGCAAGTACGTTCCAGAAGGTTACGCAGACATGTCTGATCAAGAAAAGTCTAGAAAGCTCAAAAAATCTGTAGCTGGAAAATATCAGTTCAAGACTTTTGAGACGTTTGCGAAAAGCGTCAATGTCATGTCGGTGGAAGCCATCAGAAACAGGTACGACAAATTTGTCGTCATCATGGACGAGGTGCACCATTTGAGGTCCGTGCAGGTGGAAGGCGTCAACACGTATTCGGCCCTGTTGAGGTTCATGAACAGCGTCAGGGGTTGCGTCAAAATCTTGATGACGGGCACGCCCATGAGCAACGCGCCGGGCGAACTGGCAGACGTGGTCAACCTGATATTGCCCAAAAACAAGACCATCTCTCAATCGGACGGCATATTTGCGCCCAACGGCGACTTGCTCAACCCCGTCGAACTGGCCGAGAGGCTGAGGGGCAGGGTGAGTTTTCTCAAAGCCGATAGCCCAGAGGTAGGTCTGGCTTTCGCTGGGTCGGCTATGCCGGAATACGGCGTGACGGACCTGACCCTTGTGAGGCTAGAGATGAGCCCTTACCAGAGCGCGGCTTACAAGAAGGCTTGGGAAAGAGATCAGGGAGACCGCAACATTTTCAGCAACGCCAGGCAATGCTCTCTCGCGGTGTTGCCCAACGGGACGTGGGGCCAAGAGGCCGAGCTGAGGACCAAGACGCAGCTCGACGCCATGGCATCTGACCTCCGCCGGTTCAGCGCCAAATACGACTACGTCTTGAAGCTGGCTGCAACGTCGGCCAAGACTTTTGTCTACTGCGAGTACGTCAACGGTAGCGGGCTCAAGCTGCTGGTCGATCTCTTGCAGGTCAAGGGGTGGAAACGCGCCACCGGCACCGAGACCAGCAAAGCCAAACGGTTCGCGGTGCTTACCGCGTCTCAGCGTAACTTGTACGGCATAGTCCAGCGGTTCAACCAAGAAGATAACGTGGACGGAGACTACATTTCGTTGCTTTTGGGGAGCAGGGTGGTCGCCGAAGGTTTGACGTTTAAAGAGGTTAGACACAGCGTGATCCTCACACCGCACTGGAATTATACGGAAACGGCTCAGGCGATAGCCAGATCTTGGCGCGCGGGCTCTCACGACAGGCTGAGGGCCAGAGGCGATGGAACCGGACTGGTGGTTCACAGGCTGGCGGCCGTGCCCGCGGGATCTGGCGCTGATCCTTCCATAGACGTGGAAATGTACAGGGTCTCAGAGTTAAAGGATAAAAAGATTAAATCTGTAGAACGAGTCTTGATGAGGGTGGCTCAAGATTGTTTTCTGCTCAAGGAGCGCAACACTTATCCCCAGTCTTTTGACGGAAGCAGAGAGTGCGAGTACGGCTCGTGTTCCTTTACTTGCGCCAACGTTTCAGCCGAACCGCCTCCGCTAGTTTTCGGAGCAAAAGGTTCCGCCGAAACCGCCGTGGCAGAGATGCGCCTCAACGGCGGCGGAGACCCGTCGACCATGTCGGCAGACATGGCGTCCCTCTGGGCCGAGACGGCTGCCGGAAAACGGTACGTCAACAGGTGGGGGGACGGAGCGGTCCTGAGGGCGGAAAAGGGCAGGCTGGAATTGGCCGCTCCGTACGGAGCCGCCGAAGAAGGCAGATGGGGAGATTTTTACAAGACTAGAAGGATGGAGTACGCTAAACTGACACCTTCTCAGATTGAGGCAGACGAGCTGAGCTACAAGGTGCCAGCCGAGGCGGTGGAGCTGCTGACTAGCGTGCCCTTGGACCAGCTGGGTTCCACCGCCAGCGCCATGCCCCAGCAAGTTCAGACCGTGATCCTGATGGGGTGCGTTCAGGCCATGGCCGAGGGCAAGCGGGTCAACGTAGAGAGGAGAAACGCCCTGCTCAGTTTCTTTAAGGGATTTTACGCCAAAGGACCGTCCGGATGGGTTGTGTGGCTCTACGCCAGAGGAGCTAACGCAAAGCTCTACAACCAGGCGGCGGGCGAATGGCAAAACGCAGACGACGCGACGCAAAAGTTTTTGCAAACCAGGCAAGACGTGTTCAACAACACGCCCATCGGATACTATGGCTTGTATAACCCCAACCTCAGGGACTTTTGCATTAGGGACGTAACAGAGGGCAAGCGCGATAAAGAAGATTTACGTAAGCTGACTGTGGGCAGGAGGTGCGTCGACTGGGACCAAAAGACTTTGGTACACATTGTAGTCAGGTTGATGAAGATTAACGGCAGAGTGGATTTCATGCAGGGTTTAGATTTGGACACGCTCAGGAAATTGGTAGCTCAGGACCCCCTCCACCAAGAACGAGATCTCAGGACAGCCGAGACTTGCAAAAGGTTCTTGTTTTGGACTCAGCGGGGAGACAACAAGTTTAGACGCCAAGACATTTGCAAAGCCATGGAAAAGTGGTTTCTGGAACACGGCCTTATGGAGGACAATTTTGACTGCGGGCATCAGCACAAGCGAAGAGGTAAATTTGCGTAAAAGGGTCTAAAAAACTAATGGCAGTTTTCTTGGATTTGGACGAAACGCTGGTCCACTCTATTTGCATGAGCAGATTGGGTTGGTCGAAAACCAACCCTTACCCTGCCAAAATCTTTACGGTGGAAAAGGCTGGCACGTCTCTTTCAGTGTTTTTGGGAAAGAGCGCGGTGGTGAACGAGAGCAGGAAAAGACTGGCCGTCAGGCTCTCAAACTTTACTCGCACAGTGCTCAGCGACCACATCATGTGCTGGAGACCGGGGTTGAAGCAGTTTTTAAAGGAATTGAGCTCCACTGGTTACGCAATTAACGTGTGGACCGCAGCGTCCAGACTGTACGCCGACGAGGTGGTAAGAGCTCTGGGGATGTACAGGTACGGTCTAAAACTGACTCTGGCCGCCGAAGACTATCCCAGAGGCATGACAAAATCTTTGAGGTACCTGCAGGACAAGCGGATCGTAAATAGACCTTTGCGCGAAATGGTGATTGTGGACGACAGGGAAGAGGTGAAGCGCGTACAGCCTCTGAGAGCCGTGCAAATTAGACCCTTTAAAGCGGCTGTATCCATCACGCCTTGCGCTGAAAAGAGGGAACTGGACAGGGTGAGGGGTGCAATCAGTTTGGCTCTCAAAATGTGACAATATTTTAGAGGGGAAATAACGAGTGTGGAAATAACGATGCATCTCAAAACCTTTGCCCTTTTAACGGCGCTGGCGTCTGTCGTTCTGACCGACAAACTGTGCGGAAAAGATTTGGTGGACGCGTTGCTCTTGGTGTGCGGAGAAAAGGGAGTCTACTCCCCCAAGATGGGACACGCCAGGGCCAAGACGGTCAAGGGGAACGGTATAGCGGACGTGTGCTGCACGAGCGCAAACGGCTGTGATCTTAATTTTTTAGAAAAATTTTGCAATGCTTAGGACTCGTCGTATATCCAAAACTATTGTTTAGTTTTGGATAGGACTTGAAACGTTAAATGCGCTCGGCGTTTTGGTTGAAACTGTTTATACCATGTCGCTTAACCAGAGTATCGCTTTTGAGGTCACCGAGCAGGCCAAAGCCATGCTGGCCAAGTTTTACGGCTCTGATTTACAATCGCTGTATAAAATTTTGTCTGAAAAATATTCTGGCGGTAATTTGGATCTGGAGAAAAAACTCTACGAGTACGCCTGCAAAGGTTGGTTTGGATATTCTTCTCCCATCCTCACATCGGCTACGGGAAAGGGTCTTCCCATTTCTTGCTTTTTACTGTACGTGCCAGACAGCATAGAGGGATTGGTGGATCACACGTCTGAACTCAGATGGCTTTCTGTGCTGGGAGGAGGAGTGGCCGGCCACTGGGACGATGTAAGGGGCCCTAGCCAGAAATCTTGCGGGACGATTCCGTTTCTGCACACTGTCGACGCAGACATGTCTGCGTACTGGCAGGGTAAAGTGCGCAGGGGATCCTACGCGGCCTACATGTCCGTCTCTCACCCCGACCTCATCGAGTTTATCACCATGAGGACCCCGACTGGAGACGTCAACAGGAAAAACTTAAACCTGCATCACGGCGTCAACATAACTGACGCTTTCATGAGACGTGTCGAGCGGGGCCTAGAGTGGGACCTGATTGATCCAGACACGGGCGCCGTGATGCACACGGTCCCGGCCAGAGAATTGTGGGAGAGGATGCTCGAGACTAGGTTCAGGACGGGTGAACCTTACCTGAACTTTATAGACGCGTCAAACAGGGCCCTCCATCCCGCTCTCAAGAGAATGGGACTGAGGGTTCACGGGAGCAACCTGTGCAACGAGATTCACCTGCCGACCTCTGCCCAGAGAACCGCAGTCTGTTGCCTGTCATCGGTAAATTTGGAAAAGTATGACGAGTGGAGGTATACAGATTTGGTCGAGTGTTTGGTGGAGATGCTGGACAATGTACTCCAATTGTTTATAGATCAGGCTCCATCTCACTCTCCTCACACTGCCAAAGCAGTGTTTGCGGCCAAGTCTGAGAGATCCATCGGTTTGGGCGCCATGGGTTGGGCCAGGTACCTGCAAAAACGCAGGATGGCGTTCGACTCTGCCGAAGCAGAGCGTCTGTCTTGCATCATTTTCGGGGACATAAAATCCAAAGCGCTATCTGCCACCAGGCGGTTGGCCAAGACTAAAGGAGAAGCGCCCGACTTGCAGGGTTACGGCGTGAGAAACGCCCATTTGCTGGCCGTGGCTCCCAACGCCAACAGCGCTCTCTTGCTAGGCACCTCGCCCAGCGTCGAGCCTGAAATTTGCAACGCCTTTGTTCACAGGACCAGGGCGGGTTCTCATCAGTCTCTCAACCCTTACCTCAGGCAAGAGTTGGCGCAGCTAGGTATGGACAAGCCTGCAGTGTGGGATTCCATCATCTCCAACAAGGGCTCTGTTCAGCACCTAGAGTGGTTTCCAGACTCTCTGAAGCAAGTGTACAAAACGGCTTTTGAGATGGACCAGGCCGCTATCGTCCGGCAGGCGGGTCAGAGGCAAAAACACTTGTGTCAGGGACAATCTCTCAACCTCTTTTTCCCCTCTGGTCAAGACAAGACGCAATTGTCAGACTGCCACAGGTTGGCTTGGAAAGTGGGTTGTAAAGGGTTGTACTATCTGAGAACGTGCGCCGCCAGGACCAACCACAAACTCTTTACAGAGGAAAAGGAGGAATGTAAATCTTGTCAGGGTTAAGGTTGTGCTCGTAGGTTATAATTTTGCAACTCTTTTGAGTTGTAAAACTTTTAGCACAACAGTATGTGGGTTGAGATTATGGATTACTTTACGACCATGATGACTATGGCCTCTTTGTACGACAATGCAGAAGGCATGTCCGAAAGGGGTAAATTGGAGCTGTGTCTGTCGATGATGGATCACAGCGAGCTTAAAACGTTTGGTCTGGAGCTGGGCCGGCGCATCGTTCCACAAGCTCAGCTTGTGGGGGAGCCGCTGCTGCGCAAGCTGTTGACGTTTAGGTTGAAGGTGTTTGTTTCTGACACAAGACCCAGCTGCACATTTCAGAAAACGTGTCTGCGTAGTAATACAGCTGTTCAACCAAAATGCAGGAAATTTTTATGACGACATCAGCAGGTGACATTTTGTAAACTATTGCTTGTGTTTACAAAAACTTGGGAAAATGCGGATGCTGTGCAACGTTATTGTAATTTTAACCATTTCCGCCATAGCGTTTTACATTTCGCTCATGTACGGGGACGACGACTGGGACGACTTTGACGAAGGAACGGTGTCTGCCAGCAAAACCGCTGCAGATTTCAGGCAGAACGACGCGTACGCAGATAAAAGATCTAAAGGTCGGCGCAAGGGCGCAAACGACGCCGAGCCCGTTGCGTCTATACCAGACGCGCGCCCGACGGAAGCAGAGAGGCGCACGAGGGGAGACTCCTTTAGATAAAGATCTGGTTTTTCAGTCTTAATTTCTTTCCACTACGTGAGAAAAAAATTACAATGAAAGTAGACGTAAACGGTAAAACTGTCGACGTTCCAGTCGGAATCTCGTTTCTCGAGTGGACCAGGATTCTGGCCTCGGGAAGCTCTCCTAGGTTTCTGGCATGGAAACCCACAAGACCCAAGACTTTTAGAGACATTACCGATCCGTTTTGGAAAGGGCAGTATCTCGATTTGCTGGCTTTGGTCAAAGACAAGGAGGAATTGGTGTTTCCTACGGCGGCGGTCGAGCAGTGGCTGCAGTACGCTCCTGATGTAAAGATGGAAGAGTTGGAACGAATCTTTGTCGCCACGCACAAAAACAAAACCATGATGGGTTTCTCTGCAGTAGTGGCTCAGACCCTTCCCACGATCGATCCGGACGCCGTCAGCGCCGACCGCGAGATTGGGTTCCTGAGCAAAGAGCTGCAAGAATCGGAGCTGAGCGTCAGGGACGCCAGGGCCAGATTGGTAAAGATTGACAGGGTCCAACCCGTCGCAGGGTTCCAGCGGCCCAACTTGCTCAGAACAGTGTTTCGCATGACTGTGCCTGAACTAGACGGGCAGACTTCTTTCGAGGTGCTGGACGCCGCCGTCCCCGACAGCGATTGCCCTTACATTTCCGCGGGCAAGTTTATCAAAACCATCCCGGGTTTTAAACCTTCTCCCTTGTGGCCCGCGCAAACCCATCTGGTGCAAGAAGTGGTCTTCTTCAAGACAGACAGCGAGAAACGTAACCTGAAGCCGTTAAAGGACATGTACAGGAGGTTTGCCAGCGCGGCCATTTCCGTGGACCAAGACGGTTCGGCGGTGGCCACCTTTGACGTTCACCAGGGACAGAGGTTCATCGACCCTTCGGCCTACGCGGCTCGGGTTTTAAAGTCCGTGTCGGTGGATCCGACCGACAAAGAGTTGGTAGAAATTGGCAGGGTGGTGAGCGTCAAGCTGACTGGTGTTTCCTTTGTGCCCTACGTTTTGACCGATTTGCTCATGAGCGGGGCCCTATCTTCTCACATGATGCAGGCGGACGAGCTCAACAGGGCGCACAAGATCAAGAGCACAGTTTACGCCCAAGTTTGCGGCACCGGCCAGACAGTGTCTTTCCAGGAACGAAAGGAGGAAGACGGAAGCCCCTACGTTCACGTGAGGATACGCGCAAGGGACGACGCCGGCGTGGCCGAGCTGACTGCGGCCGCAGGCAGGGTCCTCCAAGAATACAAAACAAGAGAAAAGGAGATTTTGGCATTTTACGCCACCTACGATAAATCTGCCGCCAAAGATTTACGCGCAGTCGCGGCCGGCCCTGCAACGGAGACTTCGGAGGCTTCGGGAGCTGCGCCGGAAAAAACGGAGCGTAAAATTCTCAAGAGCCTGGCCCCAGACATTTTCTTGCCCACCTACTCTAGGAAATGTTTACACATGCCCGTTATCCTGAGGGGTGTAGAATTGGAACAGGCCAAAAAGGAGAATAAACCGCTGATGGAGTTTCCCATATTTGGCGAGTCGGAAAAAAGGACGTACGCCTGCAACCATCCTGAGCACCAGTATCCCGGCCTGAGGGAGAACCTGCTTCCCAACAAGGCAAAGTACCCCTACGTGCCGTGCTGCTATTCCAAAAACCAGCTGACCAGACCCAACAGCAAATGGGCCATTTACGTCAGGGGAGGTAAGCCCAACGATAAAAAGGCTGCGCCCGAAGGAGACGCCCTACAGGCCGAACCGTTGCCCGAAGGCGCGCTCATCTTTCTGAGAAGTATACTGGGTCAGGTTACAGGCTCCAGATTCTTTTCGCTCAGGAGTTTTTCAGGCCCAGAGACGGTTCTCAACGCCGTCTACATGGCCGTTTTCCAGACTCCTCTCACCGCAGCTCAACAGGCGTCCGAGCGGGAAGCTTTGGCGGCAGACGACGCCGCCATGGGCTCGTGCGCGCAGGAGCTTTACGCTGAGCCCAAGGTGGATTGGGAAGCGTGGCGTCGGGAGATGGCTGACGCATCTCAACCGCTAGACCATCTCAAGTTTTACAGGGCTTTGGAAACCAGGTACGATTGTGACATTTACTTTATGGACAACAAAGGGTTGATTCACACCCAGGCCGCGAGGGGGAGGCTGCGCTACAGACCCAGAAGGCCCACGGTGATTATTCACGTCAGGGATACAATCTTTACTCCCCTGATGATGCCTCCGGCCGATTGGGTTCGAGGACCCGTGCAAAACGGCATACTGACGTTTTCCCCCATAGACGCCATCACCGTAAAGTTTCACACGGCTTACCAAGAAGCCCAGCCCGTGTACGTCGACGGGAAACGGATGGAGCCCATCCGATCAGATTGGTTACCCTGCTCAATGCAATTGGTGGACAGGTTGGGTAAAACCAGGGTGCTCGTCGTAGAGCCCGAAAATTATCCGGCGTTTACTCTGGTGACGTGGCCTTTGCCACCTTTGGCGGCGCCCGTGACGTCCAGGGAGACGGGGTTCCCAAGGAGCCCCGCCGCCGGGTCCCTGGCTTTCCTAGGCACTCGGTTTACGCCAAAAAGCTTTAGAAAGCGTTTGGGGGTGCTGAGGGAAATTGTGGGAAAGCTCAACGACGGTACGGAAACGTGCCTGCTTACAGACGACCCGGATTTCGCGGTTCCTTTATCCTGGGCCGACGGGGGGACGCCCAAATACGACGATCCCGTACCCTCCAGAGCCCTTGAGGGTTACACCGGTTCGGAAAAAGAAGCGCGCGTTCTGCTCGAGTATGCGAAAAAGGCCATCTCGATGAGAGAGGGGGCGTGTAACCCACAATCCATCAGGAGGTTCGCCGAAAACGGAGGGGTGACGGTAAATTTGGCTGTTGCGTCTCGCTCGGACAGACCCTCGCCTAGGTTCGCAGCGCCTAGCAAGTTTGCTACCAAAAACTGGTCAGTGATTGTCAGGGACCAGCAAACGGCCAGAAAAATTATATACTCGCTCCGCGTGGCTTTCGTCAACAAAACTTGCGACGTTTCCGAATATCGTCAGGCGACGTTGGTCCCCAATTTTTACAAGACTAGCACCGATTTCGTCCAGTCTGACAAGTTTACCGTCAACGTGTGGCGGGACGATTCAGACGAATTTGCTCAATTTAAAAAGACGAGAAAGGCCATAGTGGAGTGGGAGCGCGGGCTGGCGGTGCCCTGGCCCTTGCCAGAGACAGAAGTGGGCTCCTCTTATTCGGTGCGGTTCACGGGCATATCCAGGACGTTCCTGGCCATGAACCATCCCACCTTGGATTCCGCAATGTACGCGGCGTGGGTCTGGTCAGAGAGCGGTTACTGCCCCGGCGCCACAAACGGCGTCGTCCCGCAAGACGTGCGCGTTCCAGTGTACGCTTGCCTAAAGGGATATAAACCGACCCTGATCGTCAAGGGACCTGACGGTGTGCCCAGATTGGATCCCTCTACATTTGGAGACGTGTTCAAGTCGGGCGCGTTGATTTACAAGGCTGGAGAAGGGAAACCGTTGCAGTACGTGTCGCTTCTGATGTAATGGCGCCTTTTCCAGAAAACCTTGAAAAGGTAAAGGTTAAACTAACGGCAAGAAACTGTTAGAACAAACATGTCCATTCAGACTTTGGTGCAGGCGTATCTGACAGTCAGTGGAAAGATTGCAGAGTTTAAGCAAGAGATTAAGCAGTTGAGGGTAGAAGAGGGTGAAATTGTACAAGAGCTGCTGGAGGCCATGAGGCAAGAGGGTATAGACTCGATCCGAGTGGCAGACAAGAAATATATCGTTCTGAAGGAAAAGGAGAGACGGAGAAGGTCCAAACAAACGTTTTACGAGGAGGCTGAAATGGAAGGGTTTGACGCCAGCGCGGTGGACAAGCTGATGAGCCTGTCTAGAGGCAAAGTGGTCGAAAGGGTGTCGACGCTGTCGATGCAGAAATGCGCCCCTTCTCAAGACCAACAGGAGGAATAAGTTTCCATATCATGTACTACTTAAAACAAGATATGGAACAAGTGACCATAAAGGAAATGAGACTGGGTGACCTGAGACCCACTATCGAGAGCATAGAAACGGACAAAGGGGGCACCAAGCTGGTGGTGATTGGGAAGCCTGGCTCTGGCAAGTCTACACTCATCAAGGCCCTGCTCGACTCTAAACGGCACATTATCCCGTGCGCCGTCGTCATTTCCGGCTCCGAAGAGGCCAACGGGTTTTACAAGGAAGTGGTACCAGATCTCTTTATCTACCACTCTTTTTCCCCCGCCATCATCGACAGGATACACAGGCGCCAAGTCAAGGCCAAGGCCGAGATGGGATCCAAGGGTTCCTCTTGGCTACTGGTGGTCATTGACGATTGCATGGACAACGCCAAAGTTTTCAACGACAAAGAAGTGAGGGCCTTGTTTAAGAACGGCAGGCACTGGAACATTTTTGTCGTCATTGCCAACCAGTACGTGATGGATCTGGCTCCCGACTTGAGGTCAGCCGTGGACGGCGTGTTTCTCTTTAGGGAAAATAACGTCACGTACCGTGACAAGATGTACGCCAATTTTGCCAGCGTGGTGCCCAAAAAGTTATTTGGCCCCGTGATGGAATCTGTGTGCCAAAATTACAGATGCATGTACATTGACAACACGAGAGCTACGGATTCGTGGCAAGACAGCGTCTTTTGGTACAAGGCTAAACACGACGGTACCGGCGCAAAACCTTTTGGATGCAAAGCCTTTTGGAAGTACGCTTGCGAAAAGACTGGCCAAGAGCTGCCCAAATCTTTTGACTCTATGGCCATTTTCGGCAACATGCTCCTGAAGCGGCTGCCAGAAGTCTCAAGGGCGCCTGAACGGGCCGAGGAAACAGAAGAGACTAGCGAGACTGACGACGAGTAAAACGATTACAACGTTATAATAAAACTTTATGGCATTCTCTTCGACTCTGGACTATGACACGTATTGTTTTACATGTGGCAAGTACGTCCGCACCATCGACAAGCATAAATTCAGCGGCAGGTGCTGTTTACCCTCCCTTACCCGGTTTACGAGCGGGAGGGTGAACGTGAGCAGGACGTGCCCCTATTGCAATGACGTGCTCTTCAAGTACACTATACGCAAAAGTATTTTTCGTAAACCAACATGCGCAAGAGATTTTTAGCAGACTTGAGATAAAGCCCTTGAACGGTAGACTTGACGAGCTCTTGACCTCGAGCCGCAAACTCTGCGATCCAATCTGCAGAGTCTCCCAGTTTGGTTCCGCTCACCTTTACGCCCGTAGCCCGCTCCAGGGCCGAGGACATCACGTCAGGGCATAATAGGCACTCAAACGTGGGTCCGTATTCTTGTCTCAACAGCGCTTCGGGCGCATAGGGGCAAAGTCTTTCCAGCACATTTTTCCAAACTGTTCTAAACGGCTCAGAGTAATTGGCGCAGCACATGGCGATGCCTAAGCACGTCACGTCCAGGCTCCAACAACCCTCCGACAGCCCCGCTTTGGACACAACGACGGCGGCAGCGGCCGCGCAAACTGAACGATATTTTTCCAACACTCCCAACGCAGGCGGACGAGCGGAAACGGCTCGGCTGGCCCTAACGGCCTCCAGGGAAGCCAATTTCAGCCGGCCCCCCTTGACCCTCATTTCTTTTGCCAAATTTGTAACGTGTATAGAGGGGTCCGCCATCACCACCAGACACAGCAATATGGCTTGTTTTTCCACCGTGGGTCTAGTCTTGTCTAGCGGCCACAAAGAGTTGTAAACGTTGGCCACTCTAACCCTAAGCCTTTCGTCCAACGACTCTGGCATCAGGTCGTAAGCGGACCGCTTGGAGATTCTCCTAGTCTTGGGCTTGGGCAGCGCCTTTGGTTTCACAGGTGGCGAGGAGGTAAAAGAAACTGCCTTTTCTCTGGCACATTCCCAGGCAGAAATGTCATTCAACAACAACGTAAAGTCCATGACCGTTTGCGGGAGACGTCGAACACCCCGGACGGGCTTCAAAGTTTACATCTGACAAAATGGTCAGACGTAAACGAGCCGCCTTACTTTTTGCCGCACTCGCCAATCAGTTTTAGCTTTTTATTGTCTAACCCCGCCATCACAGAGGCGAACCCCTTGATCAGCTCGTAGCCTCTGGCAATGTCTGCCATCAGGCCGTCTTCTGCAAAGAGGTTGCTATATTTGTCGACGTCTGTGTTGTCAATGATGGACATGACCTTTTCCATTTTGCTCACGGTAGAATCTGTCAAAAACTCTTTGAGCTGAGTAGAAGACGACGCCATTTGAGCCATCTTGGCGGGCTGTATCTCTGACAAGGCATCGGCCATGAGCTTGAGCTGACTTGCCATGCCCAAGAACCTGTGCATCTGCATGTATTTGTTCATGATACTCTCTAGCTTTTCCTCGTTGAACGTGGCCACAGCCGCCGTCATCTGAGAGACCACCACCGTCTGTTCGGTGAGGCTTTTCAGCCTGGCCGGGTTAACGTTGAGCAGGTCCAATTTTACCTTGTCGATAGAGTTTATCACTGCGCACAGCTTGTACAGCTCGTCCTTTTTCACCATCAGCTTCTCTAAACCGCTCAGGCTTTCCAGGATGCCGTCCAATTCAGACTTTTTGTTCAACAGGCCTCCCACGGCAGAAGCCTGCTCCAACAACTTGTCCAGCTTTCTCACGTCCATAGCGTCCAAACTCTTTTGGACCCCCTCCGCGGCCAGTTTGGCCCTTTGGGCCGTTTCGGCCGCCCTCTCTAGCGCCTCGGAGGCGTCTAGAGCCTCTTGCGCTTTGGAACCCAGCATGTCGTACTTGGCGCCCAAGTCTGTCACCACGTAGGATTGAGAAGCCAACTCTCTCAGGTTGGCGCACTGGAGCTGAACCTTTCGCGCGCTCTCGCTCAACACTGCGTTGAGTTTTTCGCACCTGTCTACCAGAGCTTGCATCTTGCTCCCTTCCGTTTCGGGAACAGAGTTGGAAATGGAGTAGCCCAGTTTACCGATGGATTCTGAAAGAACGTCTATGGCGCTTCGCTGGGAGAGTAGCTCTTTGAGACCAGCGATGGTTTCAGACACCCTATCTATCTTTCCCAACATTTCCTTGACTTGAGAGGAACCCAAGCAGTCAAACACTTTGGACACTGATTTGTAAACTTGGGCAATCTCTAATAGTTTACCCGCCTCTTCTGCCAAGCCGGAGACGCAGCTGTCGATCGGCACGGTCTCTACGCCGGCCTTGACCCGCTTGACGTGCTGCCTGATTCTTGTCACGTCAGACAAGACTGCGTCTGCCACAGTTTTTCCCGCAGACGTGCAGCACCAAGAGTCGCTGGCCGCCACGGTTGCCATGACGGCTTCCAATTCCTTGGCAGATTTGGCCAACGTCTTGAGAGTAACTCTGTTGTCGCAGTGAAGAGATCCGCAATCGGTTCTTTTGCATGTCGATGATGGTCCGGCTTCCTTGATTGTTTTGGCGATAGAGGCAGACAGTGTGCTCAGCTCTCCTCTAAGGCTGGCCAACGCCTCTTCCACCTCGCGGGGATATGTAGAAATATGCGCCATACGGTTTTTTTGTAGCGGAAATTACCTACCGTTTAAAATTCTGGAGAGGCGCTAAGTGCCACGACAAAGACGGTCATGGTGGTAGAATCTGGCATGATGAGCGGGGCTACGGCCACCACAGTGGCGCTGATGGCGGCCACTCGCGTCACGCCGTGCCAAACTGGGCCCTTTTCTTTCAAGGGGTCTAAGGCTTTCCTGAGCAAAGCGTTGACAGATAGTCCCAAAATCATCCACGTCAGTGTTTTAATCAGTTGCATTTTTCCACTTGTTGTATTTAAATTATTTACACGCGTTGAGGGAAAAAGAATGGTAGACAATCTATGCGACGAGTTTAAGCTCAATCCCGCTCGTAATCCCAGGACGGGAAGACCCATCAAGAGGGGAGGCCCCGTTTACAGGGCTCTGGAACAAGAGTGCCGGGACGATCCTCCCATCAACGGGAGGGAAAGCGTGACAGACTTGTGCACAGAGTTTAGGCTCGATCCCACGCGTAATCCCAGGACGGGCAGGCAAATCAAGGCGGGCGGAGCAGTCTACAGAGCGCTGGAAAAAGAGTGCGAGGACGAGCCGGCCGGCGCCGGCGCCGGAGGTCAACCGAACTCGCCGGGGATCGGCACCTGCGCCAAGTTTAAACTGAACCCTGCCGTAAACCCCAGGACTGGCAGGCAAATCAAGAAGGGCGGTAAAGTGTACAAAGAACTAGAGTTGGAATGCGACGAGGACGTGGACTACTCCAATTTGCACGGATATCAGACGACGGAATGCGACCAGTTTTACGCCAACCCGACTAAAAACCCAAAAACGGGCAGACCCATATCTCCTAGAGGTAAAGTCTACAGGGAGCTGCTGGCCCGTTGCGGACCCGTTCCCCCGCCGGAAAACGGGGTAGGATCAGAGCAATCTTATGCAAACCGGGCTCCATCTCCGAGACGGCGGGCGGCGGGGCAGGATTCTGACCGCGCTTACAGAAACATGTCTACGTGCGAACGGTTCATGGCCAGGCCAAACTTTAACCCGGTGACAGGAGAGCCCCTGAGATTGAGCGATCCCCTCTACGCAGATTTGGTGGCTGTCTGCGGGGATCCTCGTACGGGGGCTCCGCCTCTCCCTCCTCCGAAGGAGAGTTCCACCAGCAATTGGAGCGACGCTACTAGCTTGTCAACCTCTGACAAAACTATGTGCGAGCTGTTTTGCGAGTACCCCGGATTCGATCCTCTGACCAACGAACGGATGATGCCCAACAGCGCAGAGTACAAAATGTACAAAGAATTGTGCGACTGCGACGGTTCGTCCAGCTCGGGTGGCTCGCAATCTTCTATGGGAAGCGCTCGGGCCGCCAAGGTACAAGAGGCGAGGTCGAGCGGCGCAGACGCCGAAAAGGACTTTGCTAATCTTGGGACAGAGTCGGTCACTACCGGTAAGAGGGCAAGAGAAATGGAGATTGTCGTCAGGCACCTCAAGAGCATACCCCCTACCAACGGAGGGTTCTGCGCCACCGGAGATGTTCAGTGGCTCAAAGATTGGGCGCTGAGCGACAAGATTGTAGGCGAGGGAAGCTGGGGCTCTGTACATTTAGTTGTGATAAAGGGTCTGGACCTTAAATTTGCCTTGAAAGAATCTTTACTGGTGGACGATGCGGATAAACGCCGGTTTAAACCCACACCGTCTTGGGACGATTGGAAAAAAGGTTCTAAACCAGAGGAGGCCAAGATTAACGATCTGGTGACTTTCATGGCAACGAAAAACGCTACGCCTTTTGTACCAATGACCGCCGGTGCCGGGAGCTGCGACAAGTGTCAGCCGAGCCTGTATCAGAGGACGGTCAAACCGTCCAAGTGTTATCTCCAGGCCATCGAGGCCGCAGATTGTTCTCTGGACAAACTCTTGCCCACCATGCCCGCCGACCAAGCCGCCTCGGCTTTAGCTCAGGTTCTTTTAGGGCTGCAGGCGCTTCAGACGCAATTGGGCATGATTCACCTGGATATTAAATCTCATAACGTTTTGGTGAAAAAGATTAAACCCGGAGGCTACTGGAAAGTGACAGACTCTGTCAATGGGCAAACGTTTTACGTCCCTAACCGTGGGCACTTGTGCATGTTGGCAGATTTCGGAGTGGTGCTCATGGCCAAGCCGGAGCACAACATTTCCCAATATTACGGGACAAGACAAGCCATGCTCACGCAAGACACTGGTGCCAAGTGGGGTAAAGAAGCGGGAAAGGAATTTACCCTCACGCCCTTTTCCACAAAAATGGAAGCGGAAAGGTTTTTGGGCGTTATCACGGGGTCAAGAATTAACAAGACTGTCAGGTATTGGAAAGCAAAGGAAAATGGTAAAGTTTTACCCGACCCCTATACCAACAACTTTTTCGCCAAGGGAATAAACCATATGCCCTCTATACCCGTCGACCTCAACGACACGGGAAAATTTCCTTGCTGGGAATGGCGCGGGTGTGTTGCAGACTGCGTGAGAATGTTTGTGGGCGGCGACAGGACCACCCAGATGGGCCATCACGCTCAACTCTATCACATGCAGGGAACGTCTTGGGAAAAGGCCGCCACAATTATCGCCAAGCAAAACGTCACTCACTCGGCTTACATCTTGGACGGGTCCGGTCTCAAGTACATGAGGGGGGGTACGGCGTGCGCTTACATTTTCCCAGAAATGGCCAATCGCCCCGCTGGCCAACCCATGATCGAAGATTGCGCGTTGTAAAAATTTATAAGCACTAACCTTAAAAGGATGTTGCAGAATTATGCCATTGTACTAGTTACGGCCGCTCTGGCTCTGTGGTTCTATTTTAAAGAGTCTTCCAAGTCAGACAAGCCCGTCGATCCTCCCCAGAAACCTCAGCCCAAGGTTAAACAAACTTGTAAAAGGAAACCTCATTGGATGGATCCACACCTTACTGGCAGTCAGACGGTGCAGTACAGCCGTACCAGATCTCTTGGAGATCCCATCAGAGGAGACCTTCCCATCGTGCCCAGAGACGACGGATGGTTCTCCACCGGGGCCAACCCCGCTCACTCTCTTCACACTGGCGCCATTGGCATGATTGCGCCCGTGATTACAGACGGTCAACACACTGTAGAGACGCTGATTGCGGCCTACGAAAACAAGGGCGAGAGTGTGAGCGGCCGAGAGCACGCTCAGGCATATTACGGATCTGCGTCTTGAGCTCTTGCAGTTTCATCAGCAGTTTAAACTGCTGATGAAACCGTATAGTTTTATGCCGCTGTAGCCAACAGCTGTCTGATGACGGGATTGTTGAGCAAAACCTCTGACTTGTTTCCAGCCAGTGCGATTACCGCTGCGGAAACTTGGCCTCTTGACACGCTCTCTGCTCTGACGTGATCCAATACGCAATATCTGACAGAGTCGCTCAACACTTTGCCTGAGAATTTTACGGTAAACTCTGACAGGCATAGCTTCCAGGCAGACTTGTCGTAGTCTAATCCCAACACTCTGGATTCTGCGTCGGTGGGAGATCTGATCGGCACGGGCTCTATACCCATCAACCTAAAGAGCGTTTGTTCAGAGATGACAGTCAGAGCCACAGAATAGGTTCTCATGCGGTAGACTAACCACTGCAAGAAAAAGTCTGAAGCCACCACGTTGGAGTCTGTCAGAGTTGTGCCAGTAGGGGCGCCCGCTTTAAACCAACTATCTCTGATTTGCATAAACATGTCAGAGAGCATAGCGTCGTACTCTGTGTTGGTACCCTCCCACACAATTTGCTTGTTTTCGGTAGCCAACAAAGTCGCGATGCACGAATGGTTGTCGTTGATTCGCTTGGTGAGAAATTTCCACACAGTCTCGGGAAAGATGTTGTCCATCCACCTGTCTAGCATGTCAGAGTGAATGACTGGTAGATCGTTGACGGCCACCCCGCTCAAGGAAATTTCCTTGAAATTAATGTACATGCGTTTCAGGACCTGGGCGTAGGCGTAGTGAAGGGGAGTGTCGTACACAATTGCTCCGATAGAGACCGGCCCACCGGTAAATGTCAAAGCGTGCGGGACGTTAAAGACGATGGATCTGTTTGCCGCCGAGCTCGCCTCAGAGGCGTCCTGTTCATGGATAATAACAGACATGTCCAAGAGCCTAGAGTCTGGCGGGACGGCTTCTCCCACCACCTCTGGGTCTAGTTTACCGGCTTCGTGCATGGCAGTCAGCCTGGAGACGAGCATTCTGGTCTTTGGGGTCATCCTGTTGACGATATAAGAAATGTCTGCCTCGGACGAAGGGTCCAAGTATCTCAAGTGATTGATGAGCAACTTGTGCTCGAAATCAGCCTGCTGATAGTTGTACAGGCTGACGGCGTGGTCCTCTAGCACCTTTCTCGCCAGAGTGTACCCCGTGATCGGAGATGGGGGAAGAGGCATGGCCTGAGATGCAAACGTGGAAGGCCATTTGCCGGCCGCTTTAACCAACCCCCTTAACGTCTCTAGCGTCACACTTCCCAGCGGCAAGTCTAGCAGAGAAGCAGGGTTCTGCCTAAACATGTCAATGGTACCCTTGTAAAGCTTGCGTAAGGAAAGTTCTGAAAAGACGTCTCCTTCCCTAGTAATTTGGCTCTGCCCTCTCAACAGTGTCAAGTGACCTACCAAGTTTTGGTCAGAGTGGACTATGGGCATGGTACCGCTAGATTCTAAAAGCCTGCGGAGTTCAGGGTTTTGTTCTATGCGGATAGTCAGGGCGCTCGTCGCCTTTTCCGTCAGCAGCACGATATCTTCTTGGTACCGGGTATGCTTTATAGACTCTTTTCCGGCGCTGGTGGCAATAACTCGTTGTTTGGCCACACTGGAAAACATCATGTCTTGAGCGACTATGTGAAACAAGTTGGTGCGCTCGTTTGGGAGAGGTTCATTGACGTTTAGCAGACCGTACGGGTACTGCGTAGTCTTGGTGAGTTTCAACGTATCCATGTTTATAGTAATGTGTATATTTTTGAGTTTACTCTCCAGAGATCAAGATTATGTAGCTTTACGCATCGCAACATGTTCTCTTCAAGCCAAATCTCTGCAGAGCTGGAACATTACCTAAACGGTGACTGTTGTCAGTACCAATCGTCTGTGGAACCAGAAATATTGTGCAACCCTGACCACAAACCAAACAAGAGTTTAACTGCAGCAGCAGCTGCAGCTGTGGCCAAAACTTGTAATTATTTGACTGATGACTGTGAAAACTTGGATCCCAGCTGTTGTACAATAAAAGGAACTCTTACAATGACTGAAACGTTTGCTTCGACAGAGATTGAGATGAATAACCTTGAAACGTCAGATCAACAGCTGTGCTCTACTGCTGCTAAGACAAAAAAGGCTAGAAAACCCAAAGCTGAGCTAGCAGAGGGAGAGGAGCCCAAACCCAAA